TTCCGCGTAAAAGAAGGAGTTAACTATAATCCGGAAGACACGAACTACGATTTATTTGAATTGGCAATGAAAGTAAGTGCTAAACGGCTTTTTCCAAATTTTGCTTTCATTGACGCACCGTTTAATCTCCAATATTATAAACCGAATCATCCTGAAACAGAAGTAGCTTACATGGGCTGCCGTACTCGTGTTATGGGTAATGTCTATGATCCCACTCGTGAAGTTGCACCGGGAAGAGGCAATTTGAGCTTCACTTCAATTAATTTACCTCGACTCGGCATTATGGCAAAAGGCAATATTTCCAAATTCTTTACCATGCTAGACAAAATGCTTGATGCAGCTATGCAGCAGCTTCTTGACCGATATGAAATTCAGTCGTCGAGAATTGCCCGAAACTTTCCATTTCTTATGGGTGAAGGTATCTGGATGGACTCGGAAACTCTCGGTCCGGACGATAAAGTCGGTGAAGTGCTGAAACATGGAACGATGTCAATTGGCTTCTGCGGTCTTGCAGAGTGTCTTGTAGCACTGATAGGTGAGCATCACGGAGAAAACGAGGAGGCTCAAGAACTCGGCTTAAAAATTGTGGGACATATCCGTAAATACTGCGATGAAAAAAGCCGGCAGTTTACTATGAATGTGACTTGCCTGGCTACACCTGCTGAGAGCTTAGCGGGACGTTTATTGAGAGCTGACAGAGAGAAATTTGGAATTATTGACAGGATTACAGACCGTGAATACTACACCAATAGCTTTCATGTACCTGTTTATTACCATTTGCCCGCCCTAAGGAAAATCGATATTGAGGCGCCCTATCATGCTCTTACGAATGCCGGCCACATCTCATATGTTGAATTAGACGGAGATCCAACAAAGAACTTAGCTGCATTCGAGCGGGTTGTCCGTCATATGAAAGAAGCCGGTATCGGTTACGGGAGCATTAATCACCCCGTAGACAGAGATCCACTTTGTGGCTACAACGGAATTATTAATGATGTTTGTCCCTGCTGCGGACGAACTGAGAATGTCGAAATCAAAGAAACGATTAGGAGGATCAAGTAATGAATATTAAAGTTGAAAACGGTATCCTGGAGCAAAAGGAAATCGATGCCTATGCAGAAATGGCTCGAGAGAAATACGGCGACAAGCTTGTCGGTCTGAAAATCAAGATTGAAAATGATGAGGAAGTTACCCTGACTTATATTCTGCATAACGACGTTCCCTTCGAACGAATCAGACGCATAACCGGTTATCTTGTTGGCACGCTTGACAAATGGAATGATGCTAAGAGAGCGGAGGAACGGGATCGTGTCAAACACCAGGTTACTCAGAATATCGGGAATTGAAACGGAATCGATTGTAGATGGCAAAGGAATCCGGTACGTGATATTTACGCAAGGATGTCCGCATCACTGTCCAGGCTGCCACAATCCCCAGACTCATTCATTTGACGGAGGCAAACTCGTTGATATAAATAAGTTAGTTAACGATATTGGAAGAAATAAAAATTATATAGACGGTATTACGCTTTCAGGCGGAGAACCGTTTTGTCAGATTGACCAGTGTAGCATGATTGCTGAGAAGTCTCGTGAGATGGGGCTCACAGTTTGGTGTTACACTGGTTATCTTTTTGAAGACTTGTACGGATGGGCTAATAAACTGTTGAAAGAAATTGATGTGTTGGTTGACGGCTTGTTCGTGCAGGAAGAGCGTTCTCTGGATTTGCAATTTAGAGGAAGCAAAAATCAAAGACTGATCGATGTTCCGGCAAGTTTGAAAGCGGGGGTAGCAGTCTTGAAACATATTTAATAAGAAGGAGACATAATTATGGGTGATCGCAATAATCCTCGCTGCAATGCTGAGGGATATTCAGACCCTACTGCTTTCGAGGCTCTTAGAAACCTTGAAAGAGAGGATGAAAGATTTCATAGACTGCTGTATACCCTGTTTTACTTGTGCGAGTTGGCGGACTTTGAGATTGAGGGACGGATAGTATTGATTGATAAAAAGACTGGCCGGATTTGGAGGTAGCAAAGATACGTCCGTATAAGCTGAAAAATGGAGTGAATTTTGCCCAGTTTTGTTTTGGCGAAAGTGGGCTTTGACCATTTTTTGAAGAATTTTCGGGACTTGTACGGACAAATTTTCCGATTTTTGGCCAAAAAAAGTGGGCTTTTGCCCGTTTTTGAAAACCAAAAGTGGGCAGAAAAATTCGGATGCATTTTCTGAAAATGGCACTTTTTTGGCATTTTTTACCCCAAAATGGCCGATTTGCGCAAATCAAGTGTTAAAAAAGTACTGTTTTGCCCACTTGCCCACTTTTATTTCTTATTAATTGCGATAAAAAAAATTCAATATTTATATAAATAAGGGCAAGTAAAGTGGGCTTTTGGCCATAAGCCGGTTTTATAGCACAAATCAATCAAAAAGTCAAGTCTTTTTTACAGGTAAGTCCTTTTCTTTTTCAAAGAATCGTGCTATACTGTAATAGCCACACAATCGAATATTTTTCGAGTCGTTAAGGGAAAATTGCTTTGGTAAAAAGTGTTTTCTCTCTTTACTCATTTCATTTGTCTCTTTGCGACTTGATTGAGATTGTGTGGCAACAATGAGAGTTAGCACTTTTTCAGTGCGTCTCTCATGTAGGGGCGCACTTTTTTATTGCCCCTGGAAAGAAGGGGTGATAATGAGTCGTCCGTATACGGAACTTCAAGTGCTTAAGAAATTAGATATTCCAGATTTTCGTCATCTTACAAAGGATAAGGTAATTGCTTTTGCTTCAATGATTCCTAAGATGGACCCTGAGGTTGCTAAGAAGGCTTTAGAGCAATTTCCAAATTTTGCATCTGCTTCTCTCGATATTATGAAAGAGTATCGAGGTATTTTAGAAGAGGCAATGCAGGATGACCGAGAGAGCACGCAAGTCTGTTACGACATGTACAATCGAGTGATGGATTCCCTTGAAAAAATTCTTCACGAAGAAGATCTCACTTTTGAGGAAAAAACTTATATACTCGACCAAATGAAAGCAGTTGCTGATGAAGTATCCAGAAAAGATTATGAGAAAGCCAATAATCGTTTAAAAGTGCTTGGGATTGCAGGAGGTGTGGCGGCAAGCATTGTAGCAGTTCTTGGCTCTATTATAGGCTCTAATTTTATAGCGAGTAAAAATGAAGACCCAAATGATAATGAGTGATTTAATAAAGGAGAAAATAAATGAGTAAGAATGGTAAAAAGCGAAGCTTTGGTGGTCTGCTGTTAGACTTCGTACTTGTACTATGTACAGGTGGTTTATGGTTGATATGGATTTTGATTCGTTATCTTAGAAACAACAGTTAAATTAAATATTCATACTTTGACCGAGATGCTTAAAAGAGTGTCTCGGTCTTTTTTTATGCTTTTTATGCCGCGCGAAAAAAACATGGCCTTTTATGAAGAGAGGAGTAAAAAAGCTAATTTTTAAAGATATGCATCCTCTCTTACGTTTGGCAAAATCACATGAAAGGAGGTCCGTTTATCTCATGCTTGAAAGTCAATTTCAATCCAAGCTTATTAAGAAGCTCAAAAAACTCTTTCCCGGATGCATCGTTGTAAAAAATGATCCGGGCTATCTTCAGGGTTTTCCCGATCTCACCGTTTATTACGGAGATAAATGGGCCACCCTGGAATGCAAGCAAAGCGCTGGCGCAAAAAAGCAGCCGAACCAAGAATACTATGTAGGCAAAATGAATGAGATGTCTTTCTCCAGATTCATTTGCCCTGAGAACGAGGAGGAAGTGCTGAATGATCTTCAACAAACATTCCAATCTTGAAGGGCAACACGCTTTTCTTGGTGCCAGCAAATATCATTGGATAAATTATGATGAATCCAAAGTTGCGGACGCCTATTCAAAATTTCTGGCTACGCAGCGAGGTACAGTGCTTCATGATTTTGCATGTCAATGTATTCGGCTTGGACAGAAATTGCCGAAGTCTCAAAAAACATTGAACATGTACGTTAATGATGCTATTAGTTTTCGGATGATTCCTGAACAGATTTTATTCTATTCAGAAAATTGTTTTGGCACAGCGGATACGATTGTTTATCGAAATAATATGCTTCGTATCCATGATTTAAAAACCGGTGTTGTACCGGCTCACATGGAGCAGCTTGAAATATATGCTGCTCTTTTTTGTTTGGAGTATAAGATGAAGCCTTCAAACATCGATATTGAACTTCGTTTATACCAAAATAACGAAATTCTCTATCACACGCCAACTGCTGAAGATATTGTTCCAATCATGGACAAGATCATCACTTTTGATAAGGTAATACGAAAAATTCAAGAACAGGAGGGTTAAATCCATGAGTCTCACGGATGATATTTTAATGCATTACGGTATGCCCAGACGATCTGGACGTTATCCATGGGGTTCTGGAGATAACCCTTATCAGCATAGCGGCGATTTTCTCTCTCGTGTGGAAGAACTGAAAAAGTCCAATTTCACTTTTACCGATAAGGATGGAAAAAACTACACAGGAGAAGTAGCCATTGCAAAATCTATGGGTCTGAGCACAACCCAATTTCGTACCCAGATGAGCCTTGCAAAAGATGAACGCCGTTCTGCTGATGTCGCTACGGCTAAAGC